CGTATTGCCGCCGTCATCGACGATGCTGCCATTCGCGTGGATATCCCCGTCCACCTGCAGATCGCCCGTGAGGGTAGTCTGCGTCGCATCCAGAATCACGGCTGGCGCCGTTACCGTCACCGACTGTGACGCCTGCAGGCTGATCGTACCGACACAGACCACTGTCAACGCCCCGGCGGCCGTGTCGTAGCTCACCGTGGTGCCGTCACGAAAGCGCACGTAGTCGGTATCTTCGTCCGTCACCGGCGGCGGTTCGGCCGTCGAGTAAATTCCGCCCAGGTAGACCCCACCCACTCCATCGGCATCCAGCAGCACCGCCACCTGCTCGCCCAGTTCGGGCAGCAACGGGCGGCGCTTGGTGCCCTGGGCGTTGCGTTGCGGCACGTGGAGCCAGTAGCTCTGCACCCCGTCGCGGTCATCCAGGCGCACGCGGACGCGGCAGCCGCGGTAGTCGACGGCGCTGACCTCGCCATATTCCAGTTCTATCGGCATCGCATCGTTCTCACGCAGTCGTCTCATTGTCGCCCTGGATGCCATAGGTCGACAGCGCCAGATCGGGCGCGGTGGATTCCAGGGACAGGGCAATAGTTGGCGCCGAGACCCGGCACACCTGCTGCTCGCAGGTATAGCCGCCGGAGCGGCTGAAGCTGTGCCGCGACGCGGTGATCAGGTAGTGGCCACCCAGCATGCCGGCGGCGTCCAGGGCGATCACATTGCCGCTTAGCAGATTGGGCCGGCCCATCATCGACCAGGTGCCGGTGGTGCGCTCCCGGTTGGCCTTGGCCAGATTCGCCTTGGCCCGTGCCTTGGCCACCTCGGCCGAGGCGCTGCGTTTGCGCAGCTTGGCGGTGTCGGCGCTGGTGGTGGCCTTGCTCGAGCTGCTGGGCACGGCCACGGTCTCGCCGTTGACGATGTGGTAGGTGATCAGCTTCTTGGTCGCCGGGTCTTTGTGCTTTACCTCGGCGGCCTTGGGTACCTGCTTGATCTGGTCGCGCAGCCGCACGCCGCTCAACTCGCCGAGGGTCACAGTGGCCACCGGGCGCGCCGCCGCCAGGGCGCTGATGGCGTGGAACACCAGGCGTCGACCGGACACCTTGAAGGCATAGTCGTATTCCCCGGCCAGGTTGCCGAGGAAGGCCAAGTCGCTTTCCTGCTGGGTCAAGCGGTCGAGTTTGATCGGTTCGATCCGGCCGACCAGCTCCAGCCCCTGGCGGGCGGCGATCTGCGCGGCCACCGCATCCAGCGTAGTGTTCTCATAGGCGCGATGCTCGGCCGTGCGTACCGCCGTATTGATACCCGCCGCCAGGGCACGGATGGTCACGGTCGACGGCAGGCGGGCCAGCTCGATCTCGTCGATCTCGAAGTTACCCACCAGGCGTGGTGCCTGGCCCTGCCAGCCGATGGACAAGGTCAAGGTGTCGCCGTGACCGGGGTACCAGGCATCCGCCCATTTACCCTCGGTGTCTTCCAGCGTCACGTTCAACTCGTCCGATTGGCCGCTGAGGTAATCGGCATAGTCCAGGGACAGGAGGTACTGGGTGATGTCGCGGGTGATGTCGTGCTGCTGGTAGCTCAGCGCATAGAACGCCGTAGGCACCTGGGTGCTGTCGCTCAACGCAGCCATGGCGGCAGATCTCCGGTGACAGCCACGACATCGAGCACGGGAATGCGCAGGGTCAATCCCGCAGCCAGCGCCGTGGTCAGCGGTACATGCGGGTTGGCCCGCACAATCGGCTCATAGCGGTGGGCGTCGCCGTAATAGAGGTAGGCAAGCTGATCCCAGCGCTCGCCTTCGCGGGTGATGTGGGTCAGGTATTGGTCGGCCATGTCAGGCCCTCCGTGTGACGACATCGGCAGCCATCCGAGCCAGGCGTGGCGCCGCGCTGTTCATGCGGGCCATGGCCTGCTCGAAGCGGCTGGCGGCGTAGCTCACTTGGTTGAGGATTGCCTCCGGGTTCGGCGGGTCGAGCGCACCCTGGGCCAAACGCACCTCGGTGGCGGCGTCGCCCCCGAGCTGCACCAGGTCGGCGCCGTTCTGCATCAACTTGGCGGCTTCCTGCATGCCCTCCAGGGGCGCCAGCACCTGCCCGGTCATGCTGATCAAGCGCGAGGCCTGCCCCAGCAGCGCAACCGGATCGTTCACGTTTTTAGCCACGCGATAGGCATCCAGGCCGACTCGCAGCAGGTTGCCTGCGGTTTTCGCCATGCCCAACGCACGCTGGGTCGGGGTGGCGATCGGCAGTGTGTTACCGCCGACGCGGGCCTCCGGGTTGGCCTGCAGGGTGTTGCGCAGGCCGCGGGGCACCGGCAACGGCTTGGTGTACTTGCCGGTGTATTCACGCAACGTCAGGTTGACGACCGCCGCCACCAGGCGCCCGGCATCGGTCGTCTTGCGCGTGGTGACATCCAGCGAGGTGATCAGGTAGATGCCGCGATAGTCGCCACTGCCCAGCACATAGGGCAGTGGCTGATGGGCGGACTTGGCGACCTTCAGCCGGCGAATCTGCTCTTCGGGATCGACCAGGGCCGCATGCAGCGCGATCTCCAGCGACAACTCATCCAGGCCGTCGCCAATCCATTGCAGCAGCGGCTTGCCCTGCATCCGCTCATGCTCGGCATAGTCCGCCGTGGTGCGCTCGGATTGCTGGCTGGGATGGTTGACCAGCTCGAACTCAATATCGCCCAGTACCGCCCACGTCATCCGATATCTCCATAGCTGCGCCGCGCCTGGCCTTGTTGGTAGCGCTGCATCAATCGTTCGAACTCGGCGAAGCTGAGCTGCATCGCCTGGGTGACCTGAGCGCCGACATCGCCGCCACCCTGGACATGGATGGTTGGGCTGAAGTGCACGGTCATCCCTGCCACCGGCGCCGACATTGCCGCTGTAGCAGCGGTTGCGCGGGACAGCTCAGGGGGCGGGCGTGGAGTGGGCACAGAGGGAAGAACCGCACTGACAATGCCGGGCACCTGCAGCGCGGGAAGCTGCAGCGGTGCCAGGCTGACGGCCGTGGCTGCTGCCATATCCAAGGCGGCCTTACGTACCAAGCCGGACTGGGCGGTTATGCCAATCGCCGCACCCTCACTGAGGTTTGCGCCATAGCCCATAAACACCCGGCTGGGCGAGTGGATGCCGAGGGTCTCGGTAAACCAGCCCTTGATCGAGGAACCGACGCCGACCACCGCATCCTTGGCCGCACCGACCGCGTTGCGGATGCCGTTGACCAAACCGGTGATCAGCATGCCGCCGAACTCGGAAAACTTGCCCGGCAGCTCGATGCCGAAGTAGTTCATCACCCCGGCAAAGGCCCGATAGAACAAGCCCAAAGGGGAGAAATTCAGCAAGGTGGTGGCAATGCCGGAAAGCCCACCACTGAAGCCAGCCTTGATCTCCGTCCAGAGACCGCTGAAGAAGCCCTTGATCGGCGCCCAGTAGCGATAGATCAGATAGGCTCCGAGCGCGATGCCGGTGATCAGCAGGCCGATGGGGTTCATCAGCAGCGCACGCCCCAGCCACAGCACGGCCTGGCCAGCGAGCTTCAAACCGAACAGCAAGGTGCCGCCGAGGATCTTGCCGAGGAACAGGCTGCCACGCGCCGCCAGCATCAGCGGTGCGCCAAAGGTCATGGCCATGCCCCTGAGAAACAAGCCGCTGTACCTCAGCACGGTGCGTAGCCCGCCGCCGACACGGGTCAACCCTGTCACCAGGGGCACAAACTTGCCGGCCTGCCACATCGCCCGCAACACCGTCCACTTGGCCGACAGGCCGGTGATGGTGGTGGTCAGTGCCACAAAGGGCGACATCACCAGGTTGGCGCCGTAGGCCAAGCCGATAAAGGCCATCTTGCCGGCCAACAGGCCGCCGACTAGGCCGAGCACACTCTTGACCAGGACGGGATTCTCGCCGGCCCAGGTGGCAAAGCCTTGAATTACCGGTAGCGCAGCCTGGGTTAAATCAACCAAAGCGGGTAGCAGCGTGGCTCCGAGGGTTAGGCCCAGCTCCGTCAAGTTGACTGTCAGTGCTTTCAGTTCTTCTTTCGGGCTGCCCATGCGGGCCTTCCAGTCGGCATCGAGCACGCCCTGGTCGGCGGCGGCCATGCTGCCCTGCTGAATGCTGGCCAAGTCGCCCCGGTTGGCCAGGGCCGGCCGAACGAAGGCCAGCACTTGCTGGTCGGCGAACAGCTCGCCCAGCTTGTAGGCCTCGTTCAGGCGGTTCAGCGCGGTCTCGCGCTCCTGGTCATCCTTCAAGGCCATGGCCTTCTGGAATTCACCGGCCGCCGCTGGCCCCTTGGTGCCTAGATACTGGGTGATTACCTCAAGCATCGCCTGCATCGGCGTCAACCCGCTGCCGATCAGGCTACGCATGCTGCCCTGCAGGTCGATACCGGCCTTGTCGAAGGCCTTCAGGGTCTCCGGCGAGGTCATCTTCGAGAGGAAGTTCTTGAAGTTGTTGGCGGCCTCGTCGTTGCTGCCCGCGCCACGCCGGGCGATCTGCAACGAGGCGCCGATCTCGGCTACGGCCCGTTCGCCGGTGATGCCCAGGGCGGCGAACTGCGGGGTGAGTTGCGGCAACCACTTGGCCATGTCGGCCAGTTCGAACTGGCCGCGCTTGCCGGCAAAGGCCAGCATGTTCATCGAGCGCTCCAGGCCAGCGGCGCCGATGCCCAGATTGTCATTCAGGGCGATGGCCACCGAGCCCAGGTCGTCCATGCTGGCGCGGGTGGCCGTAGCGGTTTTGGCCATGACTGGCGCATAGGCGGCCAGTTCCTTGGCACTGGCAATACCCCCGGCGATCAGCACCGCCGTGCCCTTGGCCATCTCGGTCTGGGTCTGGTTCCACTTCAGCGCAGCGCCGCGCATCACGTTGCTTAGGCGCTGTTCTTCGGCTTCGTCGAAGCCGCCGGTAATGGCGATGTCGCGCACCTGGTCCTGGTAGTCGACCGAAGTCCGCCCGGCCAGGACCAAGGGCGCGCCGATCGCCGCCGCGGTACCCGCAGTCTCCATGGCCTGGCCGCGCAAGTCGGCGCGGTTGGCCTTGAGCGTTTCGCCGCGGGCGATGCTGGTGTTGAGACGGTCCTGCTTGGCCTTGAGCTGGTCGAGGGTGCGGCCGACCTGGTCGTACTGATGGCGCAGCCGCGCCACCCCGGCGCCGCCCTTGGCGAGCGAGGCCGATAGCGCAGTACCGATCTGCCCCTGCTTGGCCGTTAGGCTATCGGTGGCACGGCCCAGCTGCTGCACCGTGGAGCGCGCCGAGCCGAACGCGGCATGCAGCGAGCCGCTGACTGCCGCGCCGATCTTGAGGCCGACCAGGACTTCGTTCGCCATAAGTTATTTGCTACGCTGCAAGCATGTTTGAAAAAGTCGCCCTACGCACCGCACACGCCCTCTACGCACTGGCCATCGGCCTGGGTGTGGTGGCGCTCGCCTGGGTATGCCTGGCGAAATTGCCGCTATTGGGTGCGGTGCTGGCGTTCTGCGTTGGCCTGCCGCTGTTGGCCCTGGCCGCCGCGCCTGTGGCGGCGGGCGGCGCATTGCTGGGTGGAATGCTGGCCGGACTGTTGGCGCTTATCGCTGCTTTA